CGACAAATGCTTCTCAGGAAGGGGCATCGGTATTTAGGAGTTAAGAATAGTACATGCTTATGTTGAAGTAGCTGGACGATTACGTCACTACTTGCATAGGCATCGATTATTTTGATTAAGGTTTTTGCGCTTAGCAAGCGCTAATATGCTAAACTAGTTTAGTTTATGAATTTCATAAATTTGACACATATCTGTAAAGATGGATAGTAAAAGCTTGAGAGTTTCATTGGTTTTTAGAATATATATATTTTGTAATAAACAAGTTTTACTTGTCACTCGAAAAATTATATATATCTTTTAGAAAATGCTTTTATGTGAAGAATTTTTGAATATTCTATTGTTCTACAATTTTGAAATGTTCTACAATAGTAGAAAGTACACTGATCAGGTACTTTTTACAAAATTTAGCTTGGTATGGCCACCAAGTTATCTTATTTCCCGCCGATTTTTCTGCGGGATTCCGCAGTTTTTATAATTGCGGGTTTTAGGGCTCTGGCCCTATCTTTTTAAGTTTGATTATATTATATAGATATTATGAAACTATTTGGCTTACAAGGTAATAAGGAAGTGGAAATTGAGCGCCACAAGCTACCTTTGATAATTTTAATATATTCCCTAAAGGTTTTTGCGAGGACCGAACTACACAACTTGTCAATAAATTGCGCATTCGTTGAGTGTAAGACGCGACAGACTGCTGTACAGTAGCAATTCTTGCAATATTAGACCTTAAGATTTAAAACATCAATACAAACGTGGTTGACTACCCGGGCGATACCTTAGCCAAAGTTATGTTTCCAATTACTGGAATTATATGTAACTTTTAAAGATAAAGATTTGAAATGGGTTTCCAAATTGTACGTGTACCCAACAAAACAAAAACAGCATGAACTACAACACTGTGGAGGGAAACCACTGTAAGGACTCTAAGGGATTTAATTCCCGTCATGCAACGAGGGCTGTCACCCCTCAAAAAGAAGAAGAAGAAGAAATTTCCAATGAAAAATTGGAACGTCGTAAGGACTTCAAATTGAAAAAGAAGAGGTCCAAACTTCATGTTAAAGCTTCAAAGATCATCATTAAGCCGCATTCAACTGTTAGTTATGGTGATTTTGTTTCGAATTTGAAGCAACTTGATATGAACTTTGCAACTGAAGCACTCGAAACTGTTTTAGTTGCAATTCTCGTTAAAGCGAGGAAATCTAATCTTGAAAGGGC